GGACGTTTTTACAGTCTAAAGGGTGCAGCTACGGGGGGCTTCAGACAGGGCCCACCGAAGCAGCGGACTCGGATGGTGCAGCAATTTGCGCGAAAGCTCGCACAGCCTTTCGCTTCGACCGGGACATGTTGTGCCATGATCTCTGACCGCCAATCTGACCAGTGGTCGTTGGTGCAGCCGGCTCAGACACAACATCACTCGGCGCGTCATTGATCATCACGGTTTCTGATGGAACCAATATACCGTGATCAACTTTCACCGGAAACTCCACTTTTAATTCCTTTCCAAAGTGGGTTGCAGCGGGGAACATTTGGACCAATGATGTAGCTCGTTCGAGATCGTATTCAACATTTCGCAACGTCGCATAATCGGTATTTAAATCTTGCGCGATTTGCTCAAAAATGGTTTCGGTCTCTTCTGCTTGAGGAAATTGAAATTGCTTGTCGTATTGTTCAAACCAGCGTTCATCGCCTGGCACTCGTGGGATCTCACAACCTTCTTCAATCAATGCATACCTCTGCGTTTTAGCGTAGAGTGCAATGACTGCAGCGGACCAAACCCCCAAGAATGGGGTCTTCCTGTCCGTTAACAAATATCCTAGTGCCTTACGATACAAGACAATGTCATCTGATACGTCCGATCCAGCATGGGTCAAATGCAATTTGCCCAATTGACGGGCAACGTCAGTATATGAGCCACAATCCCCACACCAAGGGTTGGAGAAATATCTGCTCATGAATTTCACTCGCTGGCCACGTTGACTAACCTCAGGGGTCAGTTTGAGTCCAAGCAAGCTAGCAGTTTCTGCGTACAAAGACGGGGACAACCCGGCAGTCAGACCATCATCACCACCATACAAGCCCAAAGCTTGATAGGCGCTAGTGATCTGATTAGGCATACGATGTTCTCCTCGTCGAAACGCACAGAATGCAACGAACGCGTTATCGATTGAATTAAACGCGGACGTCTCAGGGCTTCCGGATAAGCGGGAGTAACCTGTGTCATACTGACAGCCAAAGCTGGTGTAACCTTTGGCTTTGTATTGTGACCAGTACAGTCGTTCAACCTCTTGATGATATACCTCGCCGAAAAATCGTTTCAACAAAGTCACTTCAAGATTGCACAAGAAACGTGAATGTGTGCCATCAAACTTAGAAAAATCAGTTTGAACAACATAGGTTTTGCCCATTAAGATGCGAACGACACTTTGCGCCATCTCAACAGGTTTCTGGCAAAACGCATACCAAGGTTGGGACTTTAACACCTCACTGAATGCGTACATGTAACTAGAATATAATACCTTCGTTGTCCCTGGCAACGGTGAAATGTTGCGGGGAGCAGAATATTTGCCATAAGCCTCACGTTTCTGGAAAGCCGAAACTACAACCGTTCGAGCGTCATAAAGCCAATTAATCGCACGGCGGATAATACTGCGTTGGCTGGGGCGATTTTGGCGCTCGATAACTTCGTCGATAAAAGTTGGGACACCCGTATGGACTTGTTCGTCAGGTATCAACTGACTAGCAAATTCATTAATGTACCGGTTGAATACTGCGGGTGGCACAACTTTATTAGCTATCCGGTTTATTCGCCGCTCTACTGTAGCTTTGTCATTAGCCATACATCGTGTTGGAACAACATAGGACACAGACCAAGGTTCGCGGCGATCCCAATCAAACTGACCACCAATAACGGACCGCAACATAGGGAGTTCTTCATCCCAAATGTGGGCCACGTCAAATGCAGTGTAGTGATGGGTAACAGGGCACGTCAACTGATTGACCACAGGTGGACCAAAAAGATCTAAATTTGTGGTACAAGCTTGGGTGAGCAGCACGCAATCCGTGAGGACATTGCACCGCTGATTCCACCACAGATACCTTTTTGAGGCAAACACTGCACGCAGTGCTCCCTCAACAGTTGAATAAGGCATCTTTTGGTCAGTTGTACGTACTTTCTGCATGATAGCATAAGCCACTTCCAGTGGTAGAGTAACACTGAAAGACTGCGTCGGGCGGGCAAGACTCACATATTCCACAAGCGGAGATTTAGAATCGTCAGCTACAAAAAAGCGGCTGGTGACCCACTCTCCACACTGAAACGTACGACGTTTCAGTTGCGTTGTGAAACTGAGCAGCCAAGCAATAGGTGTATAGATCTTCCTACGAGGGAAAAACCCGACAATCCGACGATTGTCAGTCCCTGGTACTATAAACTGCTCGACTGCGTAAGTCCATGCACCCCACCAAGTCATAGTAGAGACGGTAGTCATCTCATAATCCCACAACTTATGGCGGTAACTCTCACACCCTGTCACTTTGAAAACGACTTCATCATCTGTTGACATACTGTAGACAGTGTTTAAACCACCGGGTCCGCCGACCGCTAGTGGCACAAAGGTATACATGATGATGGGCAGGCCCCTACGCAGAAGAGCAGGCATGTGGACATAGTAGTCCACATCCGTTAGTTTGATAGCCGCATGTTTAGGCAGCTCATCAAACCGAGCTTTCTGCGTAAGCGATTTCTCGGTATAAAAACAGCGCGTTCCGAGCACTGAATTACGGTCATCAGAACTAGATGTTGAGATGGAATAAGGAATAAGTCCACTCTGAACAATTAAGTTAGTGATCGCCTTGTCAGCTTCGTTGCGTTCTCCTCCTGCTTCTGGATGCGAATGGTTTGATTCATAGTTTTTGTGTATGCCTATTTCCATTCTACGGAAATTATCACGCAGCAAATCCGGTTGCAACCGCGAAATTGAATCTATAATAACCGTAAAGATTCTAGGCCACACTTCAAACTGAACGACACCAAAAAGATGTTTAATTGCGGCAAAAGCTACCAACCCAACAATAAAGAGGGTTATTGCCACAATATCAGCAACAAATGCATAGAGGACTGCCCAACCGAGGGCATTTACCGTTGGAACTTCCTGAGTCTGATATGTCTGAATTATCCCGGGCAAAAGATGGCCAAGGAAGACCAAGATTGCCAGCACAGCACACATGGTGCGCGGAGTACAATGAGATTTCATTTATTTTATATGTGACGCAAGTAGA